ATTTGTTAACTTTGGAAATCTCCAGATTGCGTTTCTAAAATCTCTGGATGATAATATATAGAAACCCACCACATTACATCCTGTTCTCTGTTTTAACAACTTGAGAAATGCACCAGTAATATTTTGTTGGAAAGAACCTTCATTTAATATAACCTGATTCTTTGTTTTAGGATCACGGATAACATATGTCTCATTGCAAGAACCATATCTCTGTCTGGTTAAACCTCTCATTGGTACAAGCTGTTCTTCAGCAGTATGTGTTACCGCATCATTGAATGGAATACTACCTTCTATTGGTAGATTACGATACACCATGTTACCGCCATGTCCTTCACCATCAGTTAGGAATACAACATTAACAAGTTGTAACTTATATTGTTTTTTGAATTCTGGAATAATTTCCATGGCAGCAATAACTGCTTCATTGAGTGGGGTACCACCAAGGCAGAACCAATCCAATCTATGATGACCAGTAGTCATATACAATAATGCACTACAAGCATACGAATATTCAGATGCAGACATTCTATTAGAAAGTATGTTTAACAAGTTACACTTTTCTAGGTAAATATTACCATCTTTCCAAGTTTCTTTCATCCAATCATGTTGGTCATATTCGGATGAAAAGGCATATACATCAAAAGGAATATTAACCTTCTTGCAAAAGAGTGTTAGGTTAATTAACTGTTTAACTGTATTGTTGATATTCTCGGACATAGAACCTGACCAATCTAGAAACATGACCAAGCCATGAGATTTGCCTTCAGCAACTACTGTGGCTTTCTTAAAAATATCTTCATTGAACACATAAGAATAAATCTTGGACATATTCAATTCACCAGTTTTGGCAATCGAGGTACGTTTCATTTGGTCAGCATTTTTACGCAACTCAAATTCTTTGGCTAGATACGATACAACTTTAGTTGAATCTTTTCTAGTTTTTTGGAAACTTACAGGATCAGTTGCATATTCTGGAGCTTCGGCTTTATATCTTTTCCATAATTGCTTATATGGAATAATCATTTTATCTAAGTTAATGGATGGAATATTGCCGTAGTAATATTCTCTACCTGTATTCGCATATAATCTATTTTGGTTTCTTTCATACGCTTCATCGGTGTGAGATTTAATATCATTGTGACCTTCTGTGCCGGCACCCTGAGTTCCACTTTGTTCATTTTCTTTAACTTCATCCGATTGCTGAAATGAATCTTCATCATAATTTCCTTCTGGTGAGTTAGGATTAAATTCCATTTCTTCAGTTTCTTCTTCGGAATCTTCATAACCATCGTTATCAAATTCTTCATCTTCCTCTTGGTCACCAGATTCTACTCTTTTCTTCTCCGCTTCTTCGGCTTGGTCTTTCATAAACTTACCAATTCTTATTCCAAGCTCAATTACATCATCATAGGTTTGTGTTGATTCAATTTCTTTTAATAAAGAGGTTTCTTCTTCATTGAATTTAATACCTTGAGTGGGTCCGCCTTTGCAGAAAAGGTTAACACGGTCAATAAAGTTTAGTGTATTCATATCAACGCCAGCTGTACCAAAGAAATCTTTTGCGATTAATTCGGAATAACCACGGACAAATGAGGCACGAATACCAGGATATTTGTTTTTGATTTTACGCTCAATACGGGAATCTTCCAATACATTCATCAATGACATGGATAATTTTAATTCTAAGGCTTTTCGTATGCCTTCTTCTGGAGTATATAATGCGTGGCCAACTTCGTGACCACATAATAGGTCATAAAGATAACCAGAGATATTATTATCTAATATTGGTAATGTTAAAATACGATTCTTAACATCGAATTGTGCAGTTGGTACTTGCCGCTGTTCAACGGTAAGATTTTCTGTAGCCATTAGTTTGGCAAGTAACGATTTAGATTCTATAAGTTCCATGTATTCTCCGAGTTGATAGAACCATTATACAGGAACCACGGTCGGTGTCAACCATGGTGTTGTTTTTATACATCAGTAATCTATACCAAAATAACGGCATAGGATTTCTTCAGTTTGGTAACCTTTTTTCTCCACAATATCTACACATTTATATATTAGTAGTTCCGCAAAGGTATCAAGTATGCCATCAATGTCCTCTGGATCATTTTCATTGATGGCCACTTTTTTCATTTTCTCAAGTGCCGAGTTATTTTTTTTATTCGACATTTACTTGATTAAAACTTGTATTGGCTGGAGATTCCACGGTAGCATCTACTTTAGAATACAAGTCTAAGAATGCCGTTTTAGTTTCTTCATCAAAACGATTAACACATAATGTAATGGCTTTCATCTTATCACCAAAGATTTTAAAAGCCTGTGCAATGTGTACCAAACGGCGAGTGGAGATAATCTCATCTGTTGCACCTTGGCCAAATGATTGCCGAACTACATCAGCCCATTGTACCAGATTCTCAACAAAAACTTGGTCATCAATTAACGGAGAAAGGATTTTCTTTTCTGTTTTAACATCAGGATAATCCTGTTCAACGGTGATAGGAAACCGCTCTAGGAACGCATCATCTAAAATCTGTGATAGATACTTACCCTCATCACTACCACGACCTTTGGTGTTTGCTGTACATACAACATTGAAACCTTTAGCTGGATATATCATTTCACCAGTTTTCTTATTGTAGTATGGTTTACCTTCTAAGATACCTTGTAAGCATAATAGTTTATTGGAACCACGGTCAACTTCGTCAATCAGTAATACTGTGCCACGCTTCATAGCGGTAATTACGGGGCCATCATGGTAAACTGTATTACCATTAATCAAAGCAAATCCACCAAGCAAATCGGATTCATCAGTTTCAATACTGATATTAACACGGACACATTCACGGTCTAATTCAGCACAAACTTGCTCGACCATCAATGTTTTACCATTACCTGATAAACCAGTAATAAAAATAGGATAGAACATTTTTGTTTTTAGAATATTCCGTAAATCTTTGAAAAAGCCAAAAGGAACATAATCCGGATATCGAGCAGGAACAGAAGGCTCATTGTCATCGACCATTTTAGGTTGACGTAATTGCACAACATTTTGATATGCTACTTCCATTTCAGGTTCTTCCTGTTTAGTTGATTCTTTTTTCACAATCGTTTTACCAGATGATGGTACTTTATAATATCCTCGACCATGGCGAAATTCGGATTTGGTTACTAACCAATAAGGATAAGGTGCGCCAGATTCACTTACCACTTCAGCAATACCGTCTCTAGTTACAACGGCATTGTTACCAAATATTCTCTCACAAGCTTCAACGAAAGACAGAGCATTTTTATTCATAATATAGTTCCTAATCAAGTAAAATAATAGTATAACACAACCACGGTAGGTGTCAAGCTACTGTTGTTTATTGGCAACAATATCATTGATACGATTCCTTCATTTTTTGATATTGATTTTGGTCATTTTCAAATCCTGTTAGTACAGCCCACTTGCGGACAACAGTATCTAGGTAAGTCCAAGGTTGATTTCCTTGTTCATCTTTCGGCAAATCGAGCCAAATATACATATTTTCATTAGTCATGTTTTTTTCCTTCAGTTTTATCAAAAATTTGCTGTGAAATTGATGTTGCCAACTCATCCGCCAGCTTAGGATTGAATTTTACTAAAAAATATGCGACATCATCAATAGGTAAGTGCTTCAAATTGAAAATTACCGAGTCAATTCCTCGATAAATTTGCGTTTTTTCGTGTTCCATTAGCATTTTTATCTCCTCATGCTCGAAATTTCTCTTGCTTCGTTGTCGGTAAACACAGGAACTGCGTTGGACTTGTGCATTGTTGCAACTCCCTTCATTTTTACGCCTGTATAAGTGTTTCCATCTACTGATTTTGTACAAGGAATGAATCCTGTGTCCAAGGACGCATATTTTGGCGTTTCTCGGCCAGGTGGGATCCTAGGTGATGGAAAAGGCTTAGAAATATTCTTAGGAACGGCAATTATCCGTCTTCCTGAGATTTTATTGAGCGATTTGACCCAATCATCTTTTTTCTCTTGCTGAGCTTTAGATAATTTCTTTGGTTTGGATTTTGGAATATAACCATATATCATCATAATAGAGTCCTTTCAACTAAGAATCTATTATACGACAGTTACAGGATTAAGTCAATAGGTTTGTTGTATTAAAACAACGAATTACCTTTTTTCTTGCATTCTGGTATTTTCGTCTAGGTTTTTGAGAAAATCATCATAATTTTGATTTTTCAATTTTTTGATTTCTGCGTGCTCATTCCGATGCTTGCGCTGAGGCATATACTTGTAATCATCGTTATAATCTTGGTTCTTACGGAACTTCCCTACAAATTTAGTCACTAACTTTCTCCTATTCTAGCGTTTCGTAATTGATGCCTCTAAATTTTATTTCTGGTAAATTATTTAATCCTGCATCCGATATGTAAGTAATATTGGCGTTAGGATAACATATTTTTGTGAGCTTGAGTAATTGTGTGATTGTACCATCATTATCATTGAATGTAAATATTTCATCAACACATCTTATATTTGAAAGAATTTCACGGCGAGTATTGTATGATTGAACAAAACCACCTTGTGACCAATTCATCCACCAATCGGAATGGATGCCGACAACTAACCAATCACCCCTTCTTCTACATTTTTTGAGGAAGTTGAGTTCTTCTAAAGAAAGTGGATCAAAAGATCCACTAGTGACGATTATCCTGTCTCTTTCAATCATTACGGTAATAGATTCGGGAAAGCCTCTTTTATAAATTTATAATTTAAACCTTTTACACCTAAATCTTTTTGAAATATTCCTATGATAACTTCAGCTTCACGGGGTTCCAGAGATTCGAGTATTTGTAACAACAACTCATTCCTTTTTTGGTGTGTTAGCTTTTCAGCCGTTTCGTCACCTTTTCTAAACATATACATCTTACGAATTTGGTTTGATAATTGTGCTGTTGAAATACCTGGTAATATATCATTAGGTATTTTATAATTATCAGGCATTTCTTTTATCAACCATTCATAATTCGGATGATAAGCTAACTCAAACACTTCTACTAATGTCTTGCTTAAATTTCTTTCAATAACGGACATTCTATCTTTTTTATTTTCTGCCAATTCAAATTCATCTAAGACTTCAAATATATTTTTCATTAAAATTCCTCAATTACATCCATTAAATTCTTTAGTTTATGTTCCATAAAATAGTTCAATAACTTTTGGCGAGATGCCGGTTTTGTATCATTATATGTATTTATAATTTTCTCTTTAATATCAGGTGGTATTTTTGTGAGGTCAATCAATGTAGAATTTCTAGCAAAGTTGGTCTTATCAGTATCATTGTATTCTTCCACATTTTCCCATAGGTACTTGTCTATTATTGTTTTAGTTATAGGCTTCTGCCTCAAATCACGGACAAAACAATCCGATGGAGAAAACATATTGGGTATACCGTCACCCTTATCACCACGAATAATCTTCTCCTTGAGTTCTAGGATTGGATTCTCTGACTTTATATATTTCTTTTGTGATGGATTGTATTGCTTAACATTAGAACCATATTGTTGTAACTGTAGGAAGTCACCATCACTTGATAGAATCAAAATCTTCTGGTCACGAGCATAGATAGGAACTAATGTGCCAATAATATCATCAGCTTCAGCACCATCAACATCAATTACTTTATATGGGAATGTTTCTCTGAGCTCTTGCTTAAATTTGGCAAGCATATCAAAAATCATGTGCCAATCTAAATCAGATTTTTCTCTGGTCTTTTTACGGCCTGCTTTATAGAATGGAAAAAATTCTTTACGCCAATATCTTCGGTTATCACAACACAATACCACTTCACCATATTCATTTTTAAAATTCTTAACATGGATACGAATGATGTTTAATACCATATGCCGAATTAGAGGTTCTTCTAATTTGGTATTTTTCTGTGCTGAGATTTGTGCCATAAGACCGGCAAGTAATACCTGGTTTAAGTCTACGAGTAACATAACAAACTTTCAATAGTTTCAAAACTCTATTATATCACACTTCTATCAGTTTGTCAAATATAGTATCAACAAATTTTTGGGAAGTGGTAGTCTTCCTAGCAACAATACCATACCAATCACTT